CTTTAAAATTTCTCCGGCGGGATTTTTCCAGGGGGCTTTTTTATTGATATTTTCCTCGGCAGCTCATTTGGATCTGAGCGGTCGACTTATAATCGACAGATAGGTGGTTCGAATCCATCCCGAGGAACTTTTTATTTATAGGTTATTCAAGTAGACAGAGGTTTTCCTTACATGCTTCTTCCAGTAATCATGTTCTCCTTTCGCTCGATGATCTCCTCATTGCTCTCCATTAGGTTTCCTCTACACCTCTGTGATTGCCTCCTTCTCGTTATATAGCTCTCACCTCTGTCTACCTGAATGATCTATAAGTAAAATTTTAAGGAGATTATATTTCTATGGCTTATCCTAATCAGGAACCTGCAACAGTAGCACCGGGAGCAAAAGAAAGGATCGAAAAGAAATTAAAAGATCTTAAAGAAATTAACGAAAAACGCCCTTGTAAAAAATGCGTGTACCGATCGAACAATTCTTTAATGACATGCAAGTTAGTAAGTGGCGGTTGTGATTTTTACCATAGTAAGTTTGAACCGATTTTAGAGCCAGAAAAGACGGAAGAAGTTGGGTCAAACGATATTTAAACAATTAGTAAAGTGAGTTAAACCCACATGTATCTTAAAAGAAGGAGGGGTAAACGTGGGACGATCTAAGCAAAAAATTTCAGATCCCGGGTTTATACCATCTCCACCAGCAGGAACACCAGAAGCACGAGAGAATCAGCTTATTGCATTGGCAACTGATCTTGCTGAGCAACAGCTTAGAGATGGCACCGCATCGTCTCAAGTAATTACGCATTATCTTAAGCTAGCTTCTACTAAAGAACGACTTGAGAAAGAGATGATGGTTGAACAGATCAAATTGCTCACGGCAAAGACAGAAGCACTTAAATCCGCCAAGCATGTCGAAGAGCTTTATGCGGAAGCAATGGCTGCTTTTAGAACTTATAGTGGACAAGCGCCAAATGAGAACATACAGTGAGCTAATTACGATTCCAACTTACAAAGAACGTTTTGAGTATTTAAAGCTCTCTGGAGAAGTTGGTGTTGAGACATTTGGATTTGAGCGATATTTAAATCAGACTTTCTATAGATCAGCAATTTGGAGAAAAATTCGTAATCAGGTTATCATTAGGGATAATGGATTTGACATGGCATTTCCAGATGTTCCTATTGGCAATAGAATTGTTGTGCATCACATGAACCCAGTCGATACTGATGACGTTATCTATCAGAGAGAGATATTACTTAATCCTGAGTTTTTAATAAGCGTCAGTTATGATACGCATAACGCAATTCACTATGGCGACATGGATTTAATACAGCAAGAAGATTTTATAGAACGGACTAAATTTGATACTTGTCCGTGGAAACATTAAGAACAGGAGGTGACACAATGTACGATTCAATTCTGATTTCAGTAAAGAAACTCCTAGGTATCGCAGAAGATTACAACTATTTCAACCCGGATCTAATTCTCTGCATTAATACTGTGCTCATGGTTCTTAGACAGATGGGTGTTGGATCTGGCGATGTCAGCATTATCGAGGACGATACTACTGTTTGGAAAGATTTCTGCGGAGACACAGTTACAGATATAGAAGGGGTTAAGAATTATACTGCACTTAAAGTCAGAATGATGTTTGATCCTCCTCAGAGTTCGGCACTTGCCACAGCATTTAATGAAAATATTAAAGAACTTGAGTGGAGGCTGTATAGTGCAGAAAGCTCAGGTAATTTCGATTTAGATAAGATTGATGAACTTTATGCCGATTATGGAGCAGAAAACATAGCAACAAGAAGAAAACGTTTTGGACGGAGGATAGAAGAAGATTATGGAACAACGACAGTTATTGTATACTAATTCCATGTTTCATCGTGCCGTCAGAGCGGGCTCAATAACTAATGAAGACAAAAAGTACGGCGTTCCAGAACAGAAGAAATTTCCATTACCGGATGCAGATCATGTTAGATCTGCCATTCGGTTTTTTAATTATGTTGAACCAAAGTATGAAAAAGAGTTAGCTAAAGCTATTCTTAAACGAATGAAAGAGTACGGTCTTACTTTTAATGACTTTACTGTTGGAGAGGAAAATAGATTTTCAAAGTATATTCCTCAGTCTGGAGAATTAGTTCACCACGGTATCCTCGGTCAGAAGTGGGGCATAAGACGCTATCAAAATTCAGATGGAACTTTGACTGAAGCCGATAGACGTCGTATGCAACGTAAAGATGAAAAATGGACTGATAAAAATGCAGAGAAAATAGAAGCAAAAGCTTATAAAAAATCTCAGAGAGAAATGAAAAGAGTCCAGAGACAGCTTAATCGTAAATACGCTATATCTCTAAACTCTTCTAAAGCGGGTCGTAAGTATATGAATGAGTATAACCAGAAACTTGCAGAAATTATGAATACTAAAGTTGAAGGTTTAACTTCTCCTTCTGGCCGTGCAGTTAAATTCGTAGCTAAACGCGGAGATTATGGTGTATATTTTGCCCTTGCCGATCAAGGTTATGATATGAGTAGAGTCAAAAACGGAGTGTGGGAATCTGGTAAGATTGCGTATAAAAATGACCACGTAGGAAGGAAATAAGTAATACTAATGAACGAAACATATTTAATTCAACATTAGAAAGGCTAACCAATGCTTTCAAATACAGCTACTCCTCGTTATTACGGAGCATTTCGTGATGCAGTAATTAGAGGAGAAATACCAGTATGCAACGAGATATCGCTTGAAATGAATCGCATCGATGGTCTTATTGCGAATCCTGGTATTTACTATGATGACGATGCTATTAATGGCTTTATAGCATTTTGTGAGAATGAGCTTACATTAACTGACGGTTCAGACCTTGTTCTTCTAGATACATTTAAGCTTTGGGCCGAACAGATATTTGGTTGGTATTATTTTGTAGATAAGATGATTTGGGAGCCGTATCCAAATGGTAATGGCGGTCATTATGTTACCAGACGAATTAAAAAGCGTCTTACTAACAAGCAATATTTAATCGTTGCTCGAGGCGCTGCTAAATCAATGTATGGCAGTTGTATTCAAAATTATTTTTTGAATGTTGACACATCAACAACGCATCAGATTACGACAGCACCAACCATGAAACAAGCCGATGAAGTTCTTTCTCCAATTCGTACTGCTATTATTAGAGCAAGAGGTCCTTATTTTAAGTTTTTAACAGAAGGTTCTCTTCAGAATACAACCGGATCAAAAGCTGACCGAGTTAAACTAGCCAGCACCAAGAAAGGAATCGAAAATTTCTTAACCGGTTCATTCCTTGAGATTAGACCTATGAGCATCAATAAGCTACAGGGTCTTCGAGTTAAGTGCGCTACAATAGATGAATGGCTTAGCGGTGATTTACGAGAGGATCCAATTGGTGCTATTGAACAAGGTGCTACTAAAGGCGGAATAGACGATTACCTTATAGTGGCAATTAGTTCAGAAGGTACTGTCCGAAATGGTAGCGGCGATACTATTAAAATGGAGCTTATGGACATCTTGAAATCGGATGTTAATAAGACACCGTGGATTAGTATTTGGTACTATAAGCTTGATAATATCGACGAAGTTAATTACCCAGAAATGTGGCTTAAAGCAAATCCGAATCTTGGCAAAACTGTTTCTTATGAGACTTACCAAAGAGATAAGGAACGAGCCGAAAATGTTCCTGCAGCTAGAAATGATATACTAGCAAAACGCTTTGGTATACCTATGGAAGGCTATACATATTTCTTTACATATGATGAGATCCAACCTCATCCTCATAAGGACTATTGGGGTATGGCGTGTTCTATGGGAGCTGACCTTTCTCAGGGCGATGACTTCTGTGCTTTTACTTTCATGTTTCCTATATCCGGTGGACGATTTGGCGTTAAGACGAGAAGTTATATTTCTTCATTTACGTTAAGTAAATTACCAATTGCTGCTAGAAATAAGTATGAGGAATTTATACGAGAGGGAAGCTTAGTAATACTCGACGGATCCATTCTTGACCTGATGCAGGTTTATGATGATCTAGATGCTCATATAAATGAGATGAATTACGACGTCAGATGCTTCGGATTTGACCCGTATAATGCGAGAGCATTTGTTGAGCGATGGCAGACAGAGAATGGGCCTTACGGAATAGAAAAAATTATACAGGGTGCAAAAACAGAATCGGTACCTCTTGGAGAACTTAAGAAACTCGCAGAGGACCGATCTTTATTATTTGATGAAGAATTGATGAAGTATGCTATGGGTAATGCGATTACTCTTGAGGATACTAATGGCAACCGTAAATTATGGAAGAAACGACATGATCAGAAGATTGATAATGTCGCAGCTATGATGGATGCTTTTATTGCATATAAGCTTAATAAAGATGCATTTGAGTAAATGGTAGGTGATGAGAGTTTGAACGAAGAATATTTATCTCACCATGGCATTAAAGGTCAAAAATGGGGCGTAAGACGATTTCAAAATCCGGATGGTACTTTAACCGAAGCTGGAAAAGCTAGACGTTCCGATGATGGAGAAAAGAAATCCGGATTAAACAAAGAGATGCTCAAAAAAGTGGGCAAAGCGGCATTGATTACCGGCGGTGTTACTGTTGCGGCTTATGCGTATGCTAATAATGCCCAAGCAGTTAATGCTGTTATTGGATCTATGGCTTCAAAAGCTATTTCTAGTAACGGTATGCTGAGTGCTATCGCTAATGATGCAGCAATTGATGGCATAGGAAGAACTTTAGTTACTTTGGGAAAAGATTATGTCGGAAAACAAGTTAAAGATCTTCCAGCTAAGGCGTTGCATGACGTAATAGCACCAGCGGCTAAGAAAGTTGTTATAGGAGCCGCTCAGGGTGTTGTTATTTCTGCTACAACAAAAGCGTTAAACAAGACGTTTGGTGAAGAAAATGTAGAAGCCGCTAAACAAGCTTATAACGCATATAACAAAAAGAATAAAATAGGTAGAGTTCCTGATTTATTTGGAAAGAATAGAATTAACGGAGAGGACGATTACGATGAATAACGAATATTTAGCTCATCATGGCATTAAAGGTCAAAAGTGGGGCGTTAGAAGGTTTCAGAATGAAGACATGAGTCTTACACCTGCTGGTAAAGAACGGTATGGAAGCGGAGAAAAAAGTAAGAGTTTAAAGGG